CGACCATTTTGGTCATAGTTGTGTATTAGTGTTCTCAGGCCTTAAACATCTTGACTCGACTGGTATCCTTCCAAGCTAACGTACCGAGCAACGTGTAAGTCGGCCAAGAGGCTATGGAACTGCACATGAGGATTTGCGCCTCGCATAGCACGCCAGTTCGTCTCAGCGAGTTTGTCGAGCGACTTCGCTTTCACGTCACCAGGCAGGTCTTGCTTCTTGATGACTCGCAGGAACGAGTCACACAGTTGGTTCGTCGGGACGCCCTCCTTGAGAACCTCCACGTCAAGTTGCCGCATGGCATCGTCGAGGTCACCTTCGACCGCGGTGTTGACGATTTGCTCAACGAGAGCGTCGTCGACCGTCGAGACAACGACGTTGACCCCGTTCGCGTCAATCTCACCCTCGTACACCGCCGCCTGCATGCTGTTGATGAGTTTTCGCGCGTCGCCATCTGCCGCGTTGACCATCAGTTTGAGCGTGTCGTCGGCGATGGTGATGCCCTCATCCTCGGCGACGTTCTGCCCGATTTGGTACAGGTCGTCGTCCGTCAACGGTGACAAACTGAACGGTGCGCACCGCGACTGAATAGGACCGATAATCTGCGACAGGTAGTTACACGAGAGGAAGAACCTCGTCACGTCAGCATGGTCCTCCATGATACGCCGGAGTGCAGTTTGAGCATCTTTCGTGAGCTGGTCAGCCTCATCAAGAAATACGATTTTGTACTGATGGTCGCCAATCGTACCCTGAACAGCGTAGTTCTTCACCTTATCTCGGATGGTGTCAATCCCACGCTCGTCGGAGGCGTTCAGTTCGAGGATGTTATTCCTCCAGTTGTCCTCCCCGTACTTCTCCTTGGCGAACGCCTGGATGATTGCTGTCTTCCCGATACCCTGCAGTCCCGCGAAGACGACGTGGGGAATATCCTCGGTATCGAGGAACTTCTCCATCCGCTTGACTACCTCCTCGTGCCCAACTATGTCGTCGAGCGTTTGAGGACGATACTTTTCGACCCAGATTTTGTCGCTTACACTCATGCTTCGTATGTTGTTAATCGCAAAGGGTTATCAGTGGTTTCGTCGAGAGAACGGGTCGTGTCTGGCTTACCCGTTCAACTCATTTCCGACGATGGAGAGGACCTCCTCTCGCACCGCTTTCTTCGACTGTTCCGCGTCCACGACCTCGAACCGGTCGCTGAATCGCTTGGTCAGGTCGTCGTAGTTCGCTTTGACCTCCTCGAGCATCTCACGCTTCTCGTACTTCTCCTCGCCGTCACACCGTTCGAGAGCGGTGTCTACCGACACGTCGAGGTAGATAGTCAGGTCAGGCGTCAGGTTCCACGGGTCCATGACGCGCTCCATCCACTGCTGAGGCGACGGGTGAATCTCCCCCTTCAACTGCACGGGTTGATACGCGAGCGTCGAGTCGGAGAATCGGTCAGAGACGACAACGCCTCCGTTCTCGACCTCCGGTTTGATGAACTCTTCTATGTGGTAGTGTCGGTCAGCCATGAACAGGAAAAAATCGGTGAACGCCGGAGTGTCATTCCGAAGCGCCTTGCGCACCTGTTTCCCTGTCCAGAACTCAGACGGCTCGCACGTCGTTTCTGCACCGAACTTCCGCTTGATGGATTTGACCACGAGCGTCTTACCCGCGCCGTCGAGTCCTTCACAAGTTATAAAGACTCCGTCACGTTCACTCATACCTCTATCACCCCATTCTCTGCCTGCACATGATGTTTCTTACACAACGTTACGAGGTTGTCGGGTCTGTTAGCTTCGTCCATTGGTTTTCCTGATTTGTAGTATTTTCTACGCGGTACTTTATGATGAACATTCAAGTCGAAGCCGTACTCTTCGTAGTGTTCATCACGAGTTATTCCACAGATGATGCATTCTCTATCATCTCGATTTATTTGCTCCTCACGAATAACGTGCCATTGACTACCGAATTTGTCTGTCCATTCTCCACCTCCTTGATACAGCGGATGATTCTCACCAACCTTATTTTCAGATAACCATGCACCTTGACATTGCTCGTCACAATAATATCGTCTTTCTTCAGAATATCTGTAGGGGTAGACTCTCTTATCTTCCCCACACCAATCACAGTGCACCTCAATCTTTTCACAACTAAGGTTCTCAGACGATGCTTTCTGACTGCACTCAGGACCACAATATTCACCACCAGGACTACGAGGGTCATCTATTATCGGTGAACTGCACCATGAACACTCTGTCCAGTCGATGAGGACAGCTTCATGCACTGAAACATGGTGGAGTTTCACTCCTCGGTTGTTCTTAAAGCCGTCTCTATCGCACGTTGGGCAAGTTGCGGACATGCCAGGTCCAAACGAATATAACACACGAGGCGTTATATCAGTTTGGCCGGGGAGCGGACATGCCAAATTTCTTCCCCGGTTTTCAACGTGCCTGTCATGGTCAGAACCCGAGCACGTCGTCGCCAGTGACCTCAGACGCAGGGTCACCCAGGCGGTCGAGGAGTCGTCGTCCTTCCTCGGTGATGTAGTAGTACGACCTCCGCCCGTCCTTTCGCTCGTTCGCGTACCCTGCTTTGAGAAGTGCAGAGGTCGCAGGACTCGGCTCGAACCCACCGCTCGCTGACAGCTCGAGCAGGTCGTAGTTGCTCAGCATGCTACGCGGAGAATCCGCGTCGTTGTTCTCGAGCAGGTACAGGCACCGGTGAGTCGGGTCGTTGTCCTGAACGGGTAGGTCTGGGTTGTACGATGTCTCCTCAGCGTCGGAGAGGTCGCGTGGTTCCGGGTCACCATCCCGCTCACGCACGCGGATATCACCGTCGAACTCCGGGTTATCGTACAGGAACGATGCTGCTTCGTCGGTCGTGTCGAACGTCTTGATTTGTTCTTGACTCATGTTTAGTCCTCAATCCACTCCGCCTGTCCGCCGCCCCAACCGTAGGTCGAGCATGACTCCGGGTCCTCCTTTCGCGTGCAGAGACCCAGCGACTGAATCGACTGGCAGGACATATCAGCGTATCCGCGGGTGTGGATTTGTTTCAGGAACTTGCGTGTCTTCTTGCGGTCGGCGTCAACCCACCCAAGCGACATGAACATCTCCTCTATCTCCTGACGGGTGAACCCCGCGTTGAACAGGAGAACCGCACTGTTGAACCGTACCATGTGGTGCGGATTCGGTTGTACGATACGCTCGTACATACAGGGCATCTGTAGCAGTTCCTTCAGCATATTCAGGATACCCTGCTTTTCGTAATTCTGTACGTCTATCTCGACCTCGACCTCTCCACGCACGGTCGCCCGTTCCTCCAGGTAGTCATCGTACACCTGCATTTCCGGACGTTCTTCATCGGGAAGCGGAATCTGACGAGGCGATTCTGACCAGTTGAGCAGGTCCTTCACGGTCAGGTCCTGCACTTCGTCGCGGGTCATGGGAATCGTATAGAGGTTACACGCCATCGTATGCGTGTCTTCATCTATCGACTCGCCTCGGTCAGCATCAACGTACACCCGCCTCACGTTCGGCATGCGGAGAATACGCTGCACGTCACCGATTAGTTGAATATCGAGCGTGTCGAGGTCCAGTTCATCGAGGTATCGTCTCACCGTCGTAGCGAGGTGCTGACGCGCCTGCAACTGGTCCTGGTACAAAAGGTGGAGATGAATCCCGAAACCGGAGAAAACGCCTACGAGCGGTATCTGTTCGGCCTCTGCGCGTTCGGCGACCCGACGCGCGTCTTCGACAACCTCACCCAGAACCTCCTGCGCCAACTCCGGGTCCTCACGCATGAGCATGACCTTCTCATCGTCGCGGTCAGTGCGTGGGAACGCTGCTTCTTTCATGGGTGAGTCGAGGTCAATCGAGATTTTGTCCGAGACGACACCGCCACCTTCCGTCAGGTCGAAGTGCGAGATGGTGGCGTACAGGTTACGCTCACCTTCGCACTCCTCGATGACTGCGTCCAGTTCAGATTCTGAGTGAACTGGCCACTGCACCGGGTTACCTACCCGTCGCGGGAACTTGCCGTACAGCAGTTTCTGAACTGGGTCCATAGCGAGTCAGGCGCTCAGTTCTTGTTGACCGGACCGATAACGTTCCGGAGCACCTGACCTTCGTAGTCGTCCTGCACCACGCAGATGGGCGTACCATCCTGCGTCTCGATACGGACATCCCCCGACAGCGTGCCGAAGAGTTCCTCGAATCCCTGGTTGTACTCGTTCGACAGGTCGGGACCTTCGACACTATCCGCGTTGAGCGCGCCCCACGCGGCGTTCCGCCGTTCGTCCTTCCCGACACTCAGGTACAGTTCGCCGTCCTGGATGGTAATCGGGTAGAACTTCGTATCGTCGTCGTCGTTGACGATGTCCACGATACGGTTGATTTCTCGCACGTCCGTCTCGATGGTCGCCTCCATCGGTTCGCCGTCGCCCGTGAGGAACGAGTGCGTGTCGTCGTCGAACCGACCCACAGCATCGAGCGGGACCTCATCGAGGTTCGACTCGCTCGCGGGCAGCATGACGCGCGTCTGAATCGCTCCGTGGAACTGGAGCGCGTGACAGAGGCGGTCATCTTCCTCGCCCATCAGCGTCAGTTCGACCGTACTGCTCGGGTCGTCCTGCGCGTAGTTGAGATACGTGAGGAAGTCCTCGACGTTGATAATCGCTTCCGCCGTCCCGTTGTTGTCCTCGATGAGGAGGTCCTGCTCGACCTCAACGGTGTCGAGGAATCCTTCCCCGAACGTGGAGTACGAGATGACGCTGTTGTTCTGCTTGGAGGCGAGGAACCGCGCCTCTCCGCCTCCGATATTGACGTACACCTCGGAGTGTACCGCGTCGCCAGAAGACGCTTTCAGCGACGCCTTCTTAATCATCTGCTCGAGTCGGTTCGCCTTCGCCGTAACAGTTGCCTTTGTGACTTCAGTCATCGTTGTTCTCGTCGTTGTCGTCCGCACTAAGTTCGTTGTCGAGCTGTGCCCTTATCGCCTCGGAGCCAACATCCCCGAGGTATCTGTCCAGAACGTCGAGTGCGGTGACGTTCTCTCCAGCGAGGAGATTCACGTCCTCATGCACGTCCTCCTCGACGTACACGGAGACGTACTCATCTTCGGGAATCTCCATGCGGTGTGCCTCTACGTCGTCGGGCAGGAGAACACGTAGCGCGTCGCTGAGTGTGTACTCCGTTCCGTCCACCGCCTGCTTCAACGTCTGCCGCCAGTCGCGCGGGACACGGATTCCCTTGAGGTTTCGCTCCTCGGTGATTTCCATCTTCATCACCAGGCCTCGACCGATTCCCTCGATGGACAGCAGGTCCTCATCGTCCTCCTCGAGAACCTCCTCAGCGGATTCGTATCCTGCCTCTCGCAGGATTTCCGCTGTCGTCGGGCCCACGCCCGCGAGTCGCTGGAGTTCAGTCATCGCCCCACCGTCCGGGGTTGCCTTCGACGACTCGCACGTCGCCGCCGAAGACCTCCTCCAGCATCGGGTCCTTGCCTTCCTCTTCGAGGTCGCGGATTTCTTCGCAGACCTGCTGATGCTTGTCGAACGTGGGATAGCGAAGACCCGTGTAACTGTACTTCGACAGCCCGTTCTTCTGCAACTGACCGACGGGTTCACCGTCGGCACCTTCGACGAACCGGAGGACCTGGTCGACCTTGTAGGCGTTGTCTCGCTCACCCACAGGTTTCTTCGGGTTTCCTTCGTCCCCTTCCATGATGGCCTCGTAGTCGTCTGTCTGCATGGCCGTCCAGTAGAAGTGGAACGGGGTGTCAATCATTACCTCGCGGAACCGCTTGTTGTGGTAC